TTCGATACTTTCCATATAGGTGTAACGGTCAATATTAAATCTCTGTACTCGTTCGGCCAGTTTCTCCGGATCTGGTATACCCAACATTTCAAACAATGATAGATCATCAAGTCGTCCAGGCATCTGTGCTAATTGAATAGCAGTTGCCCTAAGCGATTGTTTGTCCAGTGGAAGTGTAGAATCAACCTGGACTCCGATACGGACATTAGTATCTAAATTATTATCGTGCAAAGAAATTTGCATATATTCACCATTGGTTCCCTTGGTCATCACCCAGTAGTCATCATCCAAGTACACAATGCACATCTGCAATAACTTCGTATAATAATCTCTGTAAGCCCGATTGACTATTTCCACCAAATCATCCTGCAAGGCGGCAGCTTGGTTCTTAATCATTACATCCTGACCCAAAGTCGGATTCTTACTAACCGCAATATCGCCACGGAACTGAGTCGGCGTACCCATCATAGTGTCTATCTCGCCACGGGCATCAAGTTTGTCTTCCATCACAAATGACGGTAGTTGAGAAGCTGTAACCTGAAAAACAGAATCGCTTATCGGGCGGTTGTTCTGGGAAGTATCTACCATACCGATAGTCTTGGGGTGTTTGTTGACAAATTTCCTGGCATCAGATTCTTCCATGATGGCTTTATCTACCAACAAACGGGGGTTGGCGTAATCGGCATTTTCGACAATCTGCCGTCCACGCTTGTTCAAAATATCCTGCATCGGAATGGCCTGGTCTAAGAGACAGGTTTCATCAATAAACGAACGTCCGGTATTTATATAATTAAGCCAGACAAAAGGTTTAGGTGGCTTAGTCGTGATGTTGATAATCTTCTGGTTTTTCTTGGAACCTTCATATAACCAGTTAGGATTCTCCATCTTGCCCAAAATAACATCACTGTTAGGTAGGAACCAGCACAACCCCTCAGCTTCCTCACCGTCTTTGTCAAAATAGGTAAACCAACATTCCCAATAAGTAACAATTCTGGATGTCTGAGAGTAAGTTCCTCTGACAATACCCAAAGTATTATAAATTACATCTTTTTTGTCAGGAAACTTTTCACATAATTCTTCCACGGTTGCGCGCTGTCTGAAGTAAACCCTTTTGGGGTCTTCGCCATACTTGGCAAAACGGTCTATCACAATATCAGCGGGGTCTATATTTTTGGTAACAATATCACCGAATGGCCCGTAATCTTCGTCAAATTTCAACTTTAATCCCCCACGTTTGCGGGTTACCACGTTCTTGACCGACAAACGCATCTCAGTATTCACTTCATGGTCTAGGGCGTGTTGATAAAGAAATCCCTCCATATTATTAGCAATAATCTTATAACGGTCATCCAGTTTAGAAGGTATCAGTTCAGGTTTAGCCAGTTGCCCCGTGGCATACGCCAAAATCGCCCTGACCGCTGTATGAAGCCGGTTATCAATGTATTTCGCCTGATGTGGCAGAAGATACTTATCATCCAACTGATCACCCAAAAGATAACGAATATTCTCACTATCAGTTTGTTTCAGCAACCATGGTTTTTGTTGCCAATAATTAATATCTTTATTAAGTTCTTTGACCAGCATTTTAACCAGTTGGTCATCATCAGTATCAAGATCAAACAACTCAATCGGTTCGTTGACAATTCCTTCGGTATCTACTGTCTCCAGTATGTCATTAGATTTATCCATCTATTCCTATCATAGCACGAAATTCTTAGGTGTTAAAGACGATTTCGATATTTTTTATTAGCAAGTGCATGGGCTTTATAACAGATTAATTAAAACTAAACTCATACCAAAGTCGACAAAATTTTCCCTTACATTGGATTCTATTTGTGCCGACCATACCAGACTTTTCATTATCATGAGTGATGTCAGTCATATAAATAAGGTCGCCCTGCAGTTCGCACAGTTTCATACCGCAGTAAACACAATGGAAATCCCAATACTTAGGTCGCTGGTCGCGGATTAAATACAAACGGATAGTATACCGATGGTCTAAATCACCGTCAGTCATTTTCTTTTGCCCAGTAGTCGTATATCTCAAGAATACTTCCAATCCGTATTATCTACATCCCCGTCCAATGCTTGTTTAACTTTATCACTAAAGTTGGTATGCAGTTGTCCGGTACTATCTACATAATCAGCCTTTGGATTATCTTTTGTCAATGGTTCCACAAACTCCGTACCCATAGTCCCGCCCAGTTGACGGGATAAAGCAATCCTCATATAACAGTGGGCATGAGCAAAATGGTCTGGACGGTTTTCCTGCGTCACCCACACTCCGCGTTCGGTGCCGTTGGCATCAATCTCCACTGTCCTGTAAATGTTCCCCCAGTGGGCGATGTATTCCTCCAGTTGATTAGGACTTTGTCTGAACAACATTCGACCTTCAGTGATTTCTCCAGCCACCAAATCAAGCAATTTAGTCCTGTCACTTTTAACAATCCCGTATTCTCGGTTCTCACCGAACCGTACAATCCCCAAATTCTTGGTATCACGCTGATAATAATTAATGAATACCCGTCCTTTATATTTCTCCACCAACTGCTTGGGTGTGTTGGGATAGGGATTGGCGTCAATCACCATCACGGCATTATACATTAATAAGAGTTTCTCAATATCATCCCAACTCTCTGTCTTGCCGTAATCAAATACTCCCTGCGGTGTAGCGGCTACCCAGTGTTTCACGATGCCATTGTCTACCCCAATTGCCACATTAATCTTGGGTATAAGGGACGGGGTACAAGCTTTTAGAATCGTGTCCCGATTAACAATCAAGTCAGTCGGCGTAAAGGCCTTGCCTAAAACAAAATTATAAAAATACTCCACCGTGGAAGTTTGTTGCTTTTCCAGAATCTCAAGAGCCGAAATCCACGGACTCATCATTTGAGAAAACCAATAACCATGCCAATCTCTATCTGGGAATTTCTGAACCCACTCTCCCAACATCCTATCATCATCACCAATCTCCCAGCCACATTTACCACAGGCATAAATAGCCGACTCTACATTAATATAGTGGTTCTTATCGTCTCCGGGTTTGAAATCTAAATAAGACCGGTGTCCGCAATGTTTGCATTTTACAAACCAGTGTCGCTGATCGGACTGCTGAAATAAACCGTCAACCCCGAATCCCACAGCCGAAGGATTAGAAAAATACCGTTTCCACTTATAATCCGAAGCATCTAACCTAGACTGGTACATCTCAATTATTTTTTGGTTAGAGCGGTCCATCTCATCCACGCACAGTACATCAGCCGTAATATTAATAGCCTGAGACTCTGCCTGTGCCCCACGGTAGAAAATAAAGTTCTCTCCGAACTGTTTTAAAGATTCGGAATCCATCTTAACCAACTGTTTAATTACGGGATTGTATTCAATAATAGGATTGATTTTAGGCGCTACGAAACCCTTAATAACATCCGAGGTCTGAAGGGTGTGTATAATATTCATCTTCCTATAAACTGCCAGATGGATATTCTTGAAACTCTCAGCCACTGTCATACCCACCTGGGCAGCCTTGCGAGTAATAATAGTCGGGTGATTATCTTCTATATAATCTATTAGGAACCTATGTTTATCAAACTCAATCGGACGATTATACTCATTGACAAATTGATTATTAAGAATCCATGCCAAAGTTGAGGAGGCTTGTAGTCTTACGTCTTCCATACTTTAAGTATACAAGACGAAGCCCCACATTTGTGCGAGGAGAGTAAATCGCTCTGTGGGGCATCTATATTATATCAGCAAAACGGACAATTGTCTTTATAACCATGAGCACAATAAACCGAAGTCTCTAGTCTACTATGCTTAACTTCTTTAACATCACCTTGTTTCTCAAGGTTGTTAATGGCTTTATGTAAGAACTCTGCTTTATTAGGAATCCCAAACCATTTATCTTTGTCTCCCTTGCGAATGTAAATCTTAATATGTGGCATTATGCTCCATACCTCCTACTGCCCTCATACGCTTGTATATACTCTACTTTATCATACTTTGGATAGGGATTCAGTATAACCGGTCCATTCTTATCAGTCTCAAACTCATTCTTCCACCACAGAAAATACTGCCGCCCGTTCATATACCCGGGAACCGCCGGCCAATCCTTTTTGACCACCGGAACCGCCGAAACCGGGACCTCGTACCAATACCGGGCAACCCGCTTCTTTTGCTTTTCTTCGGCTATGGTAAGTTGATTGGACTCTAATCGGCGCTTATGGTCATTGGGTCCAAGCTTAATAGTGAACTCGAAATTATCCGTAACAACCGGATCGCTAAACGTAACATTATCCGTAACAGAAACCGACTTGTTACGGCTAAACGTAACACGGCATTTATCAGAACAGAACTTTTTATCTTCTCGACCCTCGATTGCTTTACCACAGTTTTGACAATTCATATACTCTCCTATCTGATATAAGTGTAACAAATAGATTGTAATAGGTCAATGGAATTTATGCTCGGATTAAATTGTGGCAATGGAAAAAAAATTATCGATGGGACCCATTGCCCGCATACCCACCCCCCCGGCCTGTCCCATTTCGACTTGTGTGTACGTGGGTATGTCTTTTGAAAAGGCACGGCACGGCATGGCACTACATATGGTGTATGTATATGTAACATATCTATTTATAGTCTACCCATCTGTTATCAATGTCGTAAAAGGTATATTGGACGACTTAGACCATTTCAAATAGATGTATCAAACATCAACTCGTATGCCAAAAGCCCGTCAAAACGGCTGTATTGCGGTCATATTGCAAGCACCAACACGCTTGTTAGCGGTTGTACCTCTGTTTAATATCATTGGCTGTCTTATTTTTAATGAACTCTAAGAAGTTTTCTTTAAGCTCTTGACTTGCCTCAACATTGATGTTGATGTTGTTACTTTGTATCTGTTGTTGTTGCACCGGTTTACCTAGCTGCCTATCTAACAAACTGTTGGCGGTATCAACGGCTATTCGTGAAAAGGCTGGCTTATCCCTGTTATCATAAGCCGTATGCAAAACATCCGCAATCACCTTTTTAGCAAACCTTTCGTGCTTTTTGAGATAAATCTGGCTGCTTTCACGCTTTAATAGTTTTGAACTATTGGCGTTACTAGCTCTTACATTATCCGTACCATAAACTTCCCGGTATACCTTAGACTTATTAGCTAGTGGATCGGCTAGTAACTTATCTAAAACAGCTTTGGCTTTTGGTGTTGGTTGTAAGTCATCTGTTCTATTATATTTTACGACATTATGTTTTTTACTATGACTTGACTTATTTACCATGCTGTTGTTATCCTTTGCTATCCGTTAAGTATCTTTTCCAGGCGAGTTTCCGGGACTCTTGCGCCTTTCGGGGCTGCATACAATATAATCATCCGGGTATAATCATAAGTTAAGAGGTATCGTTTATAAGTATAGCATTTTTTAGTTTTAAGCTTATTCATATTTTTATGATAGTACTTATTCTTATAATTACAAGCTTAAGTTTTAAGCTGTTGTTAAATCATTATTTACAACGATTGACCTCTGTTAAACGAACATTGTACGAACAAGATTGCAAGCCAATGTATTGACATATATATAACAATGGCTTACGCTAGATAACATAAGCTATTGTTAGCTTAGATCGTTTAAAAGACTTACCAAAAGCACAAGCAAGCACTGATAACAGCGTTACGCTAGTAAACATCAGGATTAGCAAACTTGTGCTTGGTGGTACAAGCACTTTAATAATTTAATCTGTAACACTTCTTAGCTAATAAATTAAAGTAAGGAGTGTAAAATGCAAGAATATACAATGTTATCCAAAAGGAGTTATGCCATAATTTTACAGTGGTGTAAAGATAATTGTATTGAGTGTCGTAAGCAAAACAAAAAGCAACTAGGACTTCAATTAAAAGTAGGTGGACATTCTATACAGCAATCTATGCAATTGCATAAAATGCTTACGGAGTAAAATGCCAGTTTATTAGCTGGCAAGTGTTACAGATAATCACTACTACTTATTAGCACTTAATTAAATAAAGGAGTTAATAAGATGTTACCAGACTTCAATAAAATGACAACTAAAGAAGTAAAAGAGTACATACATCAACCGATTAGGCGAATATGTATCAAGTGTCATGGTAAAAAAGAACAGCACAATGGTAATGCCTATTATTGTAATGCTTGCTTAGATAAGCAAAATATAGAACAGAATAGATTGAAGCAATCACAAGCACAATTCGCACAATTCGCTGATATGCACCCCGACTTGTCATTTAAAGAACTAGTTACATTATACGAAGCAAGATAATGTAACAACGCCAGCTATTAAGTGCTGGCAAGTAGTAAGTGATAATCCAGTTAAGCCCCTAAAACGGAGTACTTGCAGATATGCAAAACGGCTTACTTAGAGGCTTTACTGGTTGCATAAGTGGCGAGTAGGTGTAACATCAGGTAAACCTAAACAGCTATTAGTTTAGCTTGAATTGTTACCATAACGCAGTTACTTAAATGTAGCGAAAATCAGCCTACGCAATGCCAATAAATCTTATGCAATCAAACAGGCTAGATAATGTATTTTCTACGTTGTTTACCACTACTAGACACTGCTTATCTAGCCTATCTGGGCAATCGGTAGCTGTAACGCTAGCCGTACAACCTCACAGGTTAAAATTGCCCTCAAGTATATTAAATAATCATAGAAAGGCTATAAAGCTGTTGCTAGACGGTGGGCTAAAACTGTTGCCGATAGTGGTATTTTAGAGGTGCGAGCAGATATGGTAGACAACTCAAGAGGGCTATTACCAACACCATTGGAGTTTATAACCGCTTAACCTCAAAGCGTAGCACCTTGGGGTGTTATGCCTTGCGGTTAAGCAAGAGAAAGATAAGTTATGAAAGTAGTAGCAGTAAGTAATAAACATTTATGGTATTCAGACGGGGAAATGATTAAAAGATATACTAAAGGTTATCAAGATATTTTGGATACGCAGAGCCGAGTTAAGACACCTTTTAACGGTGTAAGGCAATCAAGTTTTAATAATATACCCTATGGGTATGATGATGAGGGGAATTGTGTATAAATACGAGGATAATGTTATAGAAGTAGTTAAGGAACTGCAAAATTGCGGTTACGAAATTGAGATTAAGCCAAGCAAAAATATTTTAGATAAGTATTATGTTTTCGGCAAAAAACAAAATACAAGTTTTAAGTATAACGGCAATATTATAAAAGTGTTTAATATTTTAATTAGTAAACTAAGAGAGGAGATTGATTTTAATGTCTAATATATGGAAGGGTAGCAAATTAGAAAAGGATATTAAGAAGGATATAAAGGAAGGTAAAAAGATGTTAAAACATCCGCCAACGAGAAAAACTGGCATAGCCGAAAAAATCAATCAACTTATCAGAAACTTTTTTGTCGAGGTTTTTAATGTCTGGAAGTTAATTGTAACGATTGCTCAGGCAATGGGGGCATATGTCTTATTGCCGCAATCGGCTTTAGGTGATAAAGCCATAGGTTTAATACTGTTAATTTCGGCTGTAACAATGGCTGTCAAGCAGTATACCGGCAACAACAATCAGTAGTATAATATAAGTACGTTGAAAAGGAGAACAAGACAGCTTTACGCTGTTGGCCGATGAAACGCTTAATATTTAGAATACTAGTAATCACGATTATAACAATCGGATTTTTAATAACTTATAGCTCAATCAATCACAACAAACAAGTAATACAACTTCATCAAATCCAGATACAAGATACCCAACTTAAATTAAATGTGCTTCAAAATAAATACAATAAGGCAGTTAATGACAAGAATACTACTGAACAACAACTTGAACAGTTAGAAAAAGACAAGCAGGATCTGCAAAATCAGCTTCAAGCCAAGTTAGACAAGCAAAACAAAAATGTAGCATACGCCAGTCCAGCCCCAGCTAGGGTACAATCAGATGATTATTATGTTAATTGGATAATTCAGCATGAAAGTGGGGGCAATCCCTATGCCGTGAACAGTCAAGGTTGTCTAGGGTTAATGCAAGCTTGCCCTGGTAGTAAGTTAACAGCAGTCTGCCCCGACTTAAATGTTCCATGTCAAATGACATTTTTTACTAACTACGCCGTAAACCGTTATGGGAGTTGGTACAATGCATGGCTTGCGTGGCAACGACAAGGGTGGTGGTAGTATGTTGACACTACAAGCACCACCATGTATAATCATAAATATGAAAACAATAAAAGACTTTCCAAACTATAAATTAACCCAAGATGGTATATTAACCAATACCACACTAGGTAAAGTTATTACGCCCATTATAAAGAATGGGTATGTGAGTGTTCGGATGAGTAAAAATAATAAGATACATTGGCGGTCTTTGCATAGACTAATGTATGAAACATATCTTGGTAATATACCCGACGGTATGCACGTTGACCACATAAATGGTATAAGAACTGATAACAGAATAGAAAATCTAAGACTACTGACACCATTAGAAAATAACAAAAATCGTAAGTTTCTATGTCGTGGCGAAAATGTTAATACTAATAAATTAACCGAAGTACAGG